ATATTGCTGTATATGAAAAAGGATGGGAATCGAAGTGTTACTCCGATAGAGATATCCGTCTGGATAAGTATTCGACATCAGCAGAGTTTAAAGATTGTCTATCATATCTTCAGGCATTACATTTGAGCCGGATAACGGAGGAAGAAGGTAAAGAATTATGTGTGGAGCTTAATCAGGCTGTTGGAGCTTGAAGGGTGAGAGATTAAGGAGTATTACAAACTAATTTTATGCGAAAGGATCAGAAAAGAACATGAAAGAATCATGCAAAAGTATTTACCGGATCTGTAGAGATCGTGCCGGGTTGACCCAGGAGGACGCTGCCCCAAAACTTGGAATCTCAGTACGTGCCTTGGGAAACTATGAAGCTTTTTCATTGGAGGTTGGTAAGAACATGCCACCGGAAGACATCATTTTAACGATGTCAAAATTATACGGTACACCATGGTTACCATTGATTCATCTAAAAGAAAACACCTTGATCGGCAGGGCAATATTCCCGGAAGTGGAATTGACAGACCTTCCACTGGCATTTTTAAAGTTTCAAGCAGAAATAGGTGATATACAGCCTTTGGAAAGCGAAATGCGAAAGGTTATCCTAGATAATCATATCGATGATCATGAGCTAGAAACCTCGGAAAAATTCAACAAGGAGTTGATGGAGGCTCTTGGTGCAGGGTTGAGTTTATATTTCTCCACAATAGAAAAAAGACCGTTGCACGAACAACGATCTCAAGTTTTTACCATGGTCAGGTAAAGCTTCTTTTATCAATTTTAGCATACTTATATGCGTTTGTATAGTGGGGAAAGGGCGGGATGAAGAAAAATAAAACACATGATGATCGAATCAAGCATTTCAGAATACTGGAACTGCAGGAAAAGGAGTCAACCCGGCAAAGGGGCGATACTAAGTATCGGACCATGATTAATAAATTTAGAAAAGGGATCGGGCTTAAGCCTCAATATCCCGAAAATATGGAGGAAATATGAACCTGAATGAAATTGCAGGCGGTGGCTTGCAGGAGCTTTTTGCTCATGAAATGGATAAGGTCCTAAAAAACATTAAAGATCCCAATACCGATCCCAAGGCAGCCAGAAAAATTAATATCCAGCTGTCTATTAAACCGGATGAACAGCGTATGGTCGGAAATGTAGATATCAAGGTAAGTCATACATCGGCGCCGATCCGGGGGCTGGCAACCAATATCCTGATGGAAAAGACCGGAGCAGGTGTAACTGTATCTGAGATATCAGACAGGGTGCCTGGTCAAATTGACATGGATAATATTATAGCAATGGAAGGAGCCAGAAAATGATTGATCGAAGTTTTATTGAAAAAATTGAGCAAATGGCAGATGTTGAATTGATTGAGGTTGGCGGTGTTCAATACTCGTCAAAGGAGTTATCGCAAATTGTTCCACCTAAACCTAATTATATCAATGTTAAGAGCTTAACGGCAATAATTGACTTTATTAATGCCAATGTTGATGAGTTGGAAGCTGGTAAGCTTATCATCCATGTTGTTGATCATGAAACGGTTAAAATTATATCCGCATTGGATCGAATTTACCGGGCCCGTGAGTATTATATTTGGGCGCAGGCAGAACCGCCAGAAATTAGATTGAATAATTTTACCGACCGGGAATCATTTAATATCATGCTGCAGTCTCGCTTTGCGGATGTCGCTGATAGAGCCGATGTTTTAAGAAGTATCGGTAAAATGCGATACGAGAATGAGGTCAAGATGGAAGATGATGGCATTACTCAAACGGTTGCTTCAAAGGCTGGGGTTGCTCTTGTGAGAGAAGATCAGATCCCTAACC